GGCATTAACGAGGGGGATATGGACAAGATAATTATATGCTTATGCTTTATTGCTTTAGGGGAGTGGCAAAAAAAGCTTGATGTAGGTTATAGATGTCCTGTATATTGCGAGGTAGAACATGACCACATATATTGGAAAGATGAAGAGCAAACCACAAAAGAAAGCGACTTACAAGCAGTTGATGGAGTACATCAATCAACTAGAGCTGCAAGTCAAAAATAATCAACAGGCTGTATATGACGTTGCCAGTCTCTTGCAAGAGTATGTAGAGATGAGGAAGGATGTATCTAAACTGCAAGATCATATGAAGGCTAAATTTGGATCTGATGCAGAGATTCCGACTCGCTGGTCGGTATTTAGAAAGTACTGTAAAAACAAGTACTTACAAGTGAAAAAAGTTCTTGCATCATATATGTAAGACCTAGTAAACTACTACTAGTAACTAGCTAAAGATAAGGAGTTGCAAGATGAAAGTATATCACTTAACTATTGTTTATGATGAACTTACAGATGAAGTTGAATACATCGAAGAGACAGTGGATGAGGTAAACAAGCAGGTAGACTTCTTTGCCTCTATTGCGGCTGGTGAATATGATAAGACTACAACATTGGATATCTTAAAACAGGTAAAAAGAAAAGCTAAGGCTTAGAAACTGTTATTAGACTATTCATCTGACGCCTTTGGCGCCAGGTTAACAGATATCTAAAGGGAGAGTGTGAGAAAATATAAAGTGAACAGTTATTGGAACTATGTTTACGAAGACATCGATGAGGTACCTTCAGAGATTCGCCACATCATAAAAGATGATTGGCGAATAGCTGAGATCGGAGACTGGGTTAAGGCAGATGATGGCTGCATAGTGCAGATTCTCCGTAAGGGTGAAATGCTTACTAGGAACAAGGTCAGACAGTACGTGGGTACATGTACGGGTTCATTCCCTGTTAAAACAAGCGTTATGATGGATACCAGCCGGAGGGACAATATATATTCCTTCAGCGGTAAGGATCCTAAAAAAACTGTCTTGGACCGGACCACAAACAGTAAGCATGAAACCTTGTTCATTCAATACCTCGTATCTGGCCTATCATTAGAGCAGGCCTATATGAAAGCGTTTCCGACCAATCAGGCTGGGTATGCTAGAGAACGAGCTGCAGAGCTTATGAAACTGGAGAGGATCAGTACGCAAGTGAAAGAAGAACTAAAGCCGGTATTAGAAAAGCACGGTATCAGCAATGAAGAAGTATTGAAAGATATCCGAGATGTCTCACGTACCGCAGAAAAAGAAGATGTGCGCTTAAGAGCGCTTTTTAAGTTATCAGACATACTAGACTTAGAAGACAAGAGTCAGACTAAAGTCACTCAAGTATCTGGAGCATTATTTCAAGGCTTCCAACCAGAAGCTCTAGAAGAGGTAAAGAGACCTGTGGAGCTACCTCAAAAGGACGATGACAATGACTAATGGAAAAGTACCAACAGAGTCTTTCTTAAAGCATCTCAAAGATAGAGAGGGCTCTGTAGATAGAATTTACTTAGATACAAAGGACAAGGCTACTAGTGGAGTTGGGCATCTGATGTCTAATGATGAGATGAAGACATATGGAGTGGCAGGGTACGCTGATGAAATTATTAACAATGTAAAGTATAAAGTAGCTATAGACAAAGATGGAAAGGTCATTAAGCCTGGAAGCACAAAGATTGATGAATGGCTAAGGGCTGACGCCACAAAGTATTATAATTATGGAAGCAAGCTAGCAGCAGAAGCTGGTATCACTGATCAAGGGATGATAGAAGCCCTGGGAAATGTCAGCTTTCAATTAGGAGAGTCTTGGCATAGAGAGGGTTCTAAGAAATTCCCTAAAGCATGGAAGGCTATTAAATCTGGCGATTATACTCAAGCGGTAAAAGAAATTAAGGAGAGCAATGCGGAAGGCGGATGGATGAAAGATACTCCAACTAGAGCTAATGATTTTATAGATGCGATTAATGCATACGGTAAAAAGATGAAGCCTCAAGACTATGCCATTGAGGAAATGAAGGCTATGGATGATCCCCTAGGCTTATCTTATGGCTAACATTAACACCAAGAATGTATCACAGGCGGAAGAAGAGTTAAAGCTTGCTAAAGAGGATATAATAGCTTTTGGTAAGTTATTTCTACCAGATGATTTTATGAGATCGGAGACTCCATTCTTTCACTACCAAGTAGCAGATGCAGTTAACGATCTAGATGTACGACAGCTAGCAGTAATACTACCTAGAGGTCATGGCAAGACAGTTCTCACGAAGTGTTCTATGCTTCATGATTTCTGTTTTGCGAGTGGCCCCCTTTTTTATGGATGGGTGGCTGCTTCTAGTAAGATTAGTGTTCCAAACTTAGATTATGTAAAATATCACTTGGAATATAATGATAAAATACGTTATTATTTCGGCGATTTAAAAGGGAGAAAATGGACAGAAGATGATATCGAACTTAAAAATGGCTGTAAGCTTATCAGCAAATCTAATCTTTCAGGTATTAGAGGAGGTGCTAAACTCCACAAAAGATACGACCTCATCGTGCTTGACGATTTTGAGGACGAGAATAATACCGTTACGCCTGAGTCTCGCGCTAAAATCAGCAACCTTGTTACGGCTGTTGTTTTCCCCGCTCTTGAGCCTGGCACTGGGAGGCTTCGTATTAATGGTACTCCCGTTCATTTTGATAGCTTCATCAATAATATCCTTAATAACTACAATAGGGCGCAATCAGAAGGTAAAGATTTCAGCTGGAAAGTGATTACACATAAAGCATTACAAGGCGATGGAACGCCGCTATGGCCATCATGGTTTGGTCATGAAGAGATGGATAGAAAGAAGAAATTCTATAGTGACTCTGGTCAGCCTCAGAAGTTTTACCAGGAATATATGATGGAGGTTCAAAACGAAGAGGATGCAATATTTACGAGAGATCATATCAAGTATTGGGAAGGGGATTTTGTACACGACAATGAAACAGGAATATCATACATACACACGACAGATGGAGATGTCAAGCCAATCAATGTTTTCGCGGGTGTCGACCCCGCTACTGATTCTGCTCGTAGGGATAGCGACTTCAGCGTTCTACTTACTGTGGGCGTGTGCCCTGACAATAATATATATGTTCTTAACTATCGCCGCAAGCGTAGCCTCCCTGTTCTTGGGATCCCAGGAGATATTAAGAAAGGAATCGTTGATCACATCTTTGAGCTTAATAACATCTTCCACCCTTCCCTTTTTACAATCGAAGAAACTACAATGTCTAGGCCAGTATTTCAAGCGCTTATGGCAGAAATGCGTCGGCGCAACGATTTCACTGTCAAGTACGCTGCTGAAAAGCCAGGCAACCGCATGTCGAAACGTGACAGGATTCAAGAGATTCTTGCTCAAAGGTTTTCAGTGGGTGCGGTACACATTAAGAAAGATATGTTTGACCTTCAAAGAGAGATTATAACCTTTGGTCCAAGGATGGGACATGATGACACGATCGATGCTCTTGCGTATGCATGTAAGTATGCTTATCCTTCAAAGAATCTCAGCGAAGATAAAGAGGGCAAGTTCTATAGGAAAAAACCGGAAGCAAGGAGCTGGATAACAGCATAGCGAGAAAAATTTATGGCAAAAAGTAAGAAAGCAGATCAAATAAGGCAACTGTACAATCTGTCGAACAATAGTACTAGAACGCAGTGGCAGACTGTGAATCAGGAAGGATATGAATTCGCCCATGATGAACAGATCAGCTCTGATGACAAGAGGTCATTAGTATCTCAAGGAATGCCAACATACACTATCAATAGGATACTTCCTGTTGTGGATATGTTGAACTTCTATGCCACAGCGAACAACCCTAGATGGCAAGCTATCGGCATTGAAGGAAGTGACTCTGCTGTTGCGGCAGTATACTCTGATCTATCAGATTATGTGTGGCATAATTCTAACGGAACAACGCTTTATGCAAATGCTATTAATGATTGCGTAACGAAATCTATTGGCTACTTATTAGTATCTGTGGACGCGAATGCAGACAATGGCCTGGGAGAGATAGTAGTCCAGCAGCCAGAGCCTTTTGATATCTTTATAGATCCTAAGAGTAGAGATATGCTCTTTAAGGATGCTGCGTATATTATGGTACGTAAGGTCCTTCCTAAGAATCATCTTATTAAATTATTCCCTGATTATAAAAGAAAGATTGCTAATGCCAGCTCTGATGATCAATTAGCAAATTCCTATAGCAAGAGGCCGTTAAATGATCCTCAGCAAAAGTTATTTACTTATAATGACGATACAGATCAAGATGATGCCCTTACAGCAGAGGGAGAGCAGGATGAATTAGTAGAGTTCTTTGAGGTATATGAAAAGATTAAGATGCCTTACATGAGTGTCTTCTATCGTATACCGCCTAATCCAGAGCAACTAGAGCAGATCAAGCAGCAAGTAGCTGTTAAAATGAAGGAAATGTCTGCAGAAATGGAAGTTCAGCTCTTAGAGCAGCATAAGCAAATGGAGGATGCTGTTCAGAAGGGTGATATGATCCAGGAAAGATATGAGCTTGAAATGCAGAAGGCTCAAGAGATGATGCAGCAGCAACTACAAGTTGCAGAGCAAGAGTATATGAGCCAATTACAATCTGAAGCATCAAAGATTGAAAACAAGATTATTACAGAGAAGGAATATAAAGTACTTGTTAAAGATCCTAAAGTAGCATCAAATATAGTTGATGCTGTTAGATTTCATAATGATAGGATAAAGCAGTGTTGCCTAGCTGGAGATAAACTGCTATATGAGAAGGTTCTTCCTGATAATATAAAAGATTATCCCCTTATTCCATTTCATTACAAGTGGACTGGGACTCCTTATCCCATGTCGGCTGTATCTCCTCTCGTCGGCAAGCAGCAGGAAATTAACAAATCCCATCAGATAATGGTTCATAATGCATCTCTGGGATCTAGTCTTAGATGGATGTATCAGGAAGGAGCTATTGATGAAGAGATATGGGAAAAGTATTCCTCCAGCCCAGGAGCATTGCTCCCTGTACGCCCTGGTGTAGAAGCGCCAACGCCTGTTATGCCAGCTCCTTTATCTTCCGCCTTCTTTCAAATGGTGCAAGAAGGAAAAGCAGACATGGAGTATCTAGCAGGAATATATAGCTCTATGATGGGCGATAGTGCGAATGCAGGAGAGACATATAGAGGCATGCTAGCCCTGGATGAGTATGGTACTAGACGTATTAAGCAATGGATGACTACATCTATAGAGCCGGCCCTTCGTCAAACAGGACTAGTGGTGATGCAGTATTGTCAGTCTACATATACAGCATATAAAAGATTTAGAATTATACAGCCTAGTGCTCTTCAGGAACAGAAAGAGCAGGAGATTAATATCCAAATC